TCTGGGTCTGAAGCAACCTGACCATAGTCGGGATGCTCTTGCACTAACTTTTGCTGAATCTGCATCCTTTTGAAGTCGTGAGCCGCTTGGCGACCTGCTACTACATCTGGATGGTTATTGACAGTCTGACGAATTGCCTCTTTTGGATTCTCAAAGAAGTCTACTTCTGGTGCTTCCTCTTTAATAGATTGCTTGTTAGAACTGAGGTTCTGCTTTATGAGTTCATCTGCTAGTTTACGAATCTCGCCTACTTCTTTCCCTTGACGATCAATTAACTTGTTAGCCTCTTGATGCATCTTGATAACATCTTCTAGACTTTTATCCCGATAGAAATTGGGAACGTCTGAAAGTTGCTCAGTTTCAGGGAGTTTTGCTTGCTGTTGTTCTTCAACTACATCTAACTCACTTGGCGACTCATCTTCATTTTCAATCAACATATTTTTCCTTTTCCTGCGTGTTTATCGTTCTCAGGACATTTAACTTGCACTTTTTACAAGTTGTTGCTTTGCTCCCACTTCAGTCTGTCAAGGTGTTTTTTCTCGAACTTCCCATGCTCTGATGGAAAAGAACCAGACCACCCTTCTAACTTGAAGTTAGGTGCGCTTATGAGTCGGTTGGCTGTTGCTCCGCACTCACATAAGAAATCCCGTGTCTCATAATCACAGAATCTCTCAGTTTTATGCCCGTTTTCACAGGCAAAATCAAATAGTCTTTTCATTCAGTTCCTCATACGCTCTTTCGCTGACCTCTTTCAAGGTTCTCAGCCAAGTGAGTATTGACAATTCACCCTTTTTGAAGTGTAAAGACGCTTCATCAGGGATTGTACTGATATTGTTCAACGAATTTATCATTGTGTCAACATCTTCCATTAAATCCTTCCACCCCTCTGTTGCCATAGTGTCAAAGCGGGCTTCATAGTACTTTTGTAAATCTGGGGTCATGGATTTAATCTTTTGTAGGTTGTCTTTAAGTCTTTTCTTAGCAAATGCCATGAAGATTTCTGCTTGTTGTTCATCAATTGTCTTCATCTCAAGATGATGTGCCAGTAACCCCTGTCATTACCTCGACAGATATTTGCTCTGTTATTGGCTCAACCCACGACCATCCAGCCTCTGCCAATACTTCATCTGTAACAGCCTCGCTTGTGCGGGTTGTGAAATCTGGTAAGCGCACTCTAGTTGGGCGGTCTGCGCTTGTTTCGCCATTTGTATTAGTCCATGTCATGCTAGTTGATTAACTCCATAAATTGCGTTGGTTACATTCGCTGGAACTGAAATATTTACTGATAATGGTGCTGATGGTGCTGTAAAGTTAGCCGTATATACAGCAGTTCCATTGCTGATACGAATATTTGACATATATCCGTTTAGGTTAAATGTACCAACACTACCATTTTGACCTACAACTATATTGTTTGATGTTAAATTGCGAGCCTCTGTTTGCGAAAAAATTTCAGTGCCATCGTAATAAAGTTTTATAGTTGTCCCTGATCTAACAGCGGCGAAATGAAACCATGTATTTAAAGGTGCAGTTTGGGTTGAATTAGTTGCGGCAGAGCCATTCCAATATCCTAAAAGTCCAGAAGTCGAATAAAAAAAATTCAAATTATCGGAGGTATTAGAAATAAAGTTTCCTCCATTTGCCCCATAACTCGCAATCCTACCAAAAAATTCTATGGTGAAGTTATTAGTTCCAAAAGATAATGCCGCATTATTAGATGTAGTTAAATAATCACCAGTACCATCAAAATAAATTGATCTTGTCATTCCAGTTGGATACTGGGCTGTTGATATAGTTGTATTGCCAGATATGGTTATTGGAATAGGCGTTGGTGTGCTATTTACAATACTGTAATTATCAGTAAGCAAAAGCAATTGAGTATTAGTTATTGCTGTTAGTGCGCTTGTAGGCGGGGTAAAGTTTGCCGATGTGTATACAGAGGAGCCTTTTACCAAACGAATATTTGATAAATAACCAGTTAATACATTGCTAGTTACATCAGACCCTATTGTTACAGGACTTGTATTATTTGTTAAGGCACTTGAGTTACTTGCGTTTAATGTTGTAACTGATCCATTGAGTGCTCCATACCATGCATTTACTACTCTATAAACAGCAAAATGATTCCATGCGTTAGAATTCATCGTTCCAAAAGGTAAACTATTAACAATATCATATGTAGTACCATTTGAACTGGCTGCAAATCTTATTTGAAATGAATTTAACTCACGATAAATAATCCAATCTGCCGCACTAGTAGGACGTTTAGTAATTAATACCCCATAACCTGAAGAACTTGTTGGATAACACCATCCCTCAATGCAAAATTCATTAGACCCAAACTCTAATGCAGTATTGTCAGCAATACTGAGACTATCCCCACTACCATCAAAATATGCAGACCCATCACTTACTGTGCTAAATGGGTTATGCCCAGAGTGAACAGTATCTCCGTTTCTAGTTACTGTAAATGCGTTTGTACTACTATCAATAAATGTTGTATTGTTAGCAACAGTTGTTTTGCCAGCACCAAATAACATTAAATCAGAAGTAGCAGTAGTCGTTCCTCTTTGCCGAGTAATAGACGGTAATGCCGCCTTAGTAATAAAGCCACTTCTAGCAAGATGAACCTTACTCATGTAATCTCCAAAGCAGAGATAGTTACATTGATATAGTTTGCAACACTTGCTTGCGCCCTTAACTTCTCTCCTGCTTTTAAAACAATCTTGTTTGCTACTACTTCAAGCGAAGTGTCAGCAGGAACTGGAATAGTATGAGCCAACCTAGATTGCTCTGTATTACTGCTATTTGTTTTTATGATGCTCACGTCAGCAGATGCAGTTCCATTTACGTTTGCACATAAAACAGACAAAACAATTGCCACATTTCCAGAACTTGCTGGTGCTTGATATACGTCTGTGACACTTGTGGTACTCAGTACTACTTGTCCATTATTAAAAGTATTTGCCATTTTTATCCTCCAAGAGCGATGCTTAGTGCAATAACATCGTCTAGTGTTGCGCCACCACTACCAGTTGAGGCGATAGTTATTCCGCCAGATGAATTTGTAATTGTGACATTGCTACCAGCCGTCAAATTGGCATAAGAAAATCCTGTGCCATTGCCAATCAATAATTGACCATTAGTAGGAGTAGATGCAAGACTGACCGCCAATGCGCCACTTGTTGTAACTGGCGAACCAGTAACAGACAAAAACGATGGGACAGTTGCCGCAACGCTTGTTACAGTTCCTGTTCCTGCGCTCACATTGACAGTTACATCATCCCCTGAATTTGTAGCGGTAACAGTAGCACCAACAAAATTTATCTTCTTAACACCACTTGTGATGCTTGTGCCTTCGTCTAGGATAGCAACTGCCCCATTGGTGGACATGGTGCTAATGACTTTAATCTTTTCTGCCAAGTCAGGAGCAACTACCTCACCAACATTGATCTCTTGACCAGTAGACAAGGTAATAACCAAAGAACCATCAAAGTCAATCTGAGCATTGGAGACAGAAACACCATCTTTGCCGTCTATCCCGTCTTTTCCATCCCTACCATCTAACCCATTCTTGCCATCTATGCCTTGGCGACCATCTGCACCCTTATCGCCCTTGTCTCCCTTGTCACCCTTTTCGGGAACAATCGACTTGGCAACCTCTAGTTGTGCAGTAACCTTGTTTTCCATCACTTTGATGGCTTCAACTATCAGGTCTACATTGTCTTGAACGGCAGTTTCCTCTTGCTGGCGTAAAGCCACCAAGGTTTCTTCCATCTTGTTGATGGCTTCTAACTTTTCATCAAAAGATGAGTCTGTTGACTCAATACTTTGGATAAGTTCCTTGATATTAGCCATTCTTTAGACCATCTGTAAGTTTGGTAAGGAAGTCTTGCTTGACTTGAGACTGAGCATTTAACTTATCAGCCATCTGTAACTCAACAATCTTAGACTTATTTTTGATGTCAGCCTCTTTGAGCATCAAATCAGCAATCTTGACTCGTTTATCAAACTCTCTTTGGTTGGCATCAGCCTCATTGGGTAGATTCTTGGTCAAAGATGCACTCATCTTGGCTTGCACTTCTTGTGGCATCAACTGAGCCTCAGTCATTAACTTCTGAGCCTCTGCCCGATTCTGTTCTGCTTGAGTAGTGTTGACCGCAATCTGTGCTTGAGCCGCTTGCATTGCCAATTGTTGTTGCGCTTGTTGCATTTGTTGCGCTTGTGGGTCAGGTTTACTCATCTGCTCCAACATTGCAATCAATTCCATCCTGTTAGACAGGCTCGAATTAGCCAAAATGCCCTTCAAGATGACAGGCAAGACAGGAGTATTCGGCCCCAGAGTCTGCAACAAGCCAATAAACTGCTGTTGTTCATACTCTCTAGCAATAATTCCAAGCGTTGCCGTAGGAATAAAGTTCATGTCCACAGAAGGATAACGTTCTGGGTCAAACTGCATGAACCTGAAAGCCGCCTTTTTGATGAACGGGATCAAGAAATCTTCTTGGAAGTTCACCAAAGTGCGTTTGTACTTCTTGATGATAGAGGCGACAGCCATAGACATACCGCCTTGACCACCATCACGAGCCACATTGCTAATCATGCCTTGGGAATCCAATGTCCCCGTTGCTTGTAACAACATACGCTCAAAGTCTTTAGCCGTAGCCAAGTTGTTAGGGTCAGTTTGACCGAACTTGAAGGGGTAGAGAATCTCAGAAGGTGCGCCATTTGTGAGGATCGCCTTGCCAGGCTTTACCTCAAACTTCATTCCTCTTGGCAAACGAGTAGCGTCCATTGCAATCATGGGGCTAGTGGTAAGCGCAAGGGAATCTAAGTGGCTACGAGTCTGTGCGTCAATAGCCTTTTGCATATTGAACGCTTTTTCTACTGTGCCTCTGCCTAGCAATCGGTTTGGTACTGTGTCATCCTGATAGGTCAAGACGGGACGATCCTTCATCATGTAGGGATTTGCTTCAGCCTTTAGGAGTTGACCATCATTAGCAATAACAACAATGGCTTCTACTAAGTCAGCATATTCCTCTGCCTCAGAGTTATCTGGGAAAAGTTCAACAATGTCTTTGTTTTCTTCTAGATTCTCTAGGTATTCCCGTGGCACTAAGCCATAGTAGGTCAACAACAAGACTTTCTCATCTTGGTATTGGCTTACTTCTTGGGTAGGTTCTAGGTCAGAATCATCACCAGAAGTGGTAATGTTTACCTTGCGATAGATACCAGCCTCAATGCCTTGGACAATTTTGTGGATAGAGACATACTTCTCAATTGCCACACCCATACAGTCATTTACGCTAGTTCCGTTGGGGTCGAACAAAAAGTTCTTTGGATTTACAGGAGAAATCTTGACCGCAATTCTTTCTCTCTCTAACACTCCAATAGCCGCTTGCCCTGCTTGGCCTGGTATCGGCTGAGTAGACGGGACATACTCTGTCTCAGTCATCACCACAACTTCACCTATGCCTGTGCCATAGATTTCAGCCATCAATTCAATCTGATCAATGGCTTTCCTAATCTTGTCTTTCTTGAAGTCTTCTGTGAGTTGACGCTTAATCATCTCAATATCTATGGGGTTGCCATTGACATCTTGGATGTTGTCTTCAATGTCAAAGAAGTCACCCTGACCAAAGATTGCCTCCATGATCTCAGCATGGCGAGTCTCAACTGCTTGTTGGGTGGCAGGAGTAACAATACGGCTACGCTCTGATTCACGGGTTTTGTCTTCTACTGCCCATTCACCACGGAAGATGCGCTCGTACTCTAGCCAGTCGGGAAGGAAGTTGGTATTTCTGTAATCACGCCAACGATCACAATGGTCAACAACAAAGGCAGTTAAGTCTTTGTCAGCCTGTGTAGGCTCATC